AATCTAGGTGCTTTGTTAGAACAAGCTATTACAGGCGTTCAGTACATCACTATGACCAATGCGAATTATTCGCTATCAAACTATAACGGCACATTAGATGAAGCCCGAAACCCAGTTATTATTGCCCAAGGCACAAACAGTGCTATTTACCAAGTTATTGCCCCACTAGTTAATAAACAATATATTATCTACAATAACACCGTTGGCGGGTATGCAATTACGATTGGTGGTACTTCTGGTTCAACTGTAACAATCCCTAACGGCGTAACTGCAACGGTATATTGCGATGGCATTAATTTTTATAGTGGTAATACTGGTACTGCTGGTAGCTGGGCTGTAACTGGTAACGAAACAATCGGTGGCTCTTTAGGGGTTACTGGTAACTCTACTTTTACAGGTACAACTACTACTACTGGTACGGCGACATTTAACGGGGCAGCTGCTTTTAACGGTGCTACAACCGTACCTACCCAAGCGGTAAACGATAACTCAACTAAGGCGGCTAGCACAGCTTTTGTACAAACCCAAATTGGAGCCATTACATCTGTTGCCAGCGCTAAAAACATAGCAAACTCTGGTGGTTGGTCTGTAACCCCTTCTGGTACTAAACTGTATTTTAACTACAATGGTACTAACGTAGCATCATTAGATTCATCTGGTAACTTAATAACCCTTGCTAACGTAACCGCATACGGAACCCCATAATGCTCTTTGAAATCCATGCAGAAAAGAACGCCACCGACCAAAAAGTTTTTTTCTACGACAACATGACTAATGTCCTCAAGAGTGAGGATGGGATTGTTTTTAAATATCCTGAGGGCGATCAAGCCCAACAACATGCACATCAGCCGTATATTGCTTTTGATAAAGACCATCCCCTAAAAAAGTCTAAACATATCCAGTTGCTTAAAATTCAACTAGGCTTGGGCTGTAACTATTCATGCGACTACTGCTCCCAGAAGTTTGTAGAAAGACCTGAGTCAACCTCGTTCAAAGATGTAGCAACGTTCCTACAAAAACTTGAGGTTTTAGAGTTTAATGAGCAGCATGGGCTAAAAGTAGAATTCTGGGGTGGTGAGCCGCTTGTCTACTGGAAAACCCTTAAACCGTTAGCTGAAGCTATTAGGGAGAAAGTACCCTATGCCAAGTTTTCCATAATTACTAATGGTTCTATTCTGACTGAGGAAATTATTGACTGGCTTATGATGCAGGACTTTAGCGTCTCTATTAGCCATGATGGACCAGGGCAAGCTGTTAGGGGTCCAGACCCATTTGACGACCCAGAGAAAAAAGAGTTACTGCTAGGGTTCTACCGCATGATGACCCGCCTTAAAAAGGGTATTAGTTTTAATTCCATGCTATCAAGAAATAACCAGAGCCGTAAAGCCATATCTGACTGGTTCCGTGAACTTACTGGTGATCCTAATATTTCGCTAGGTGAAGGTGGGATTGTGGATGCTTACGATGAAGATGGGATAACTAATTCTTTACAATCCAAGCAAGAACACTTTACATTCCGCCGTACAGCCTTTACAGATATCTTTGCTACAGATGGGGATATTGCGTTTAAGATGCAGCTAGATAAGATTAACCAGTTTACTAATGCGGTTCTATCCCAGTCTAATTCGGTCTATTTGGGTCAAAAATGCGGTATGGATGACGAACATGTCTTAGCTGTGGATATGCATGGTAATGTGCTTACCTGTCAAAATGTATCTGCTGTAGAAACAGGCAAAAACGGAGAATCCCATTTAGGTGGCAACTTAGATGCCTACGAGGATGTAGCTATTAAAACTTCTACGCACTGGAGTAATCGTGATTCATGTTCCTCTTGTCCTGTCTTACATTTGTGCAAAGGAGCTTGTATGTTCCTCGATAACAAATTTTGGGAAATCTCTTGTGCTAATGCATACTCTGACAATGTCGCCCTATTTGCTTTATCTATATACAAAATGACGGGTTATATACCTACCGTAATTAAAGCTGAGGGTTTACCCTTAGACCGCCAAGATATTTTTGGCACAGTATTTAAACATGAAGAAATACCAATTAGAAAGATTATCCCTATCAAGGTAGTTAGCGAAGTAGTTGGCAAAATTGATGACGTGGAAATCTATGGAAAATCGAGGGTAGCAGCATGACATTACCAAGCTCAGGGACAATTTCAATCAGCCAGATTAGTGTAGCAATTGGGCAACCGTCTACATATACAGATAGCTTATCGTTCCTTAATTCTTTATTGCTAGCCCCCGTCTCTACCCCAAGCCTTACTGCGTTCTATGGTTTAACTTATTACCAGAATACCAACCAAGGTAACTGTTCTAATGGTAACTGCACATCTAATTGCAACTGCGGCAATATCCAATGTACTAACTGCTACATCGCTGGTACTGTAGACTGCGTTAACTGCCAAACTAAACCTTACTTGCAAACAGGTACTAATTGCACCGCTTGTACTTATAACTGCCAAACTGGTCCTGTATCGTATAACTGTAACTGCGCTTGTAACTGTTCTAAAATCATATGTGCCAAGCTAAATGAGCAAGGCTATATGGACCCTAATGTATGGGTAGCTGACCAAGCGTATGGTAGGATGTTGCGCAAAAATGACAGAAGGGTATATAGAGGATATATACGTTGGGCTAGAACCGTTACCGCATGGATGGATGGTAAAGGTCCTGATTGTTTCCTATGGGTGAAGAAAGAACATCGTGCAAAAGCGCAACAAGACAGTATTAATAAGATGGCGTTACGTATTGGCATTCCTTGGTCTGAGCATATGGCTTACCTCATGGGGGCTCGTCCTAAAGACAATTTGCGTGGTCGTGTGCTTATGGCTATTGGTGTACCTATTAGCCGCTTAATTGATTACATTCCTCATCGCCGCGGTCACCGCATTTTAACTCTTTGGGGTATGTGGGCATTGTTTTGGATGAGCCATTGGGCTGCATCTGCCGTGGTAGCTAGTAATAAAAAACTATCATCATTTAAAGGTATCCTCGTATGATTGAAAATTCACAAATTCCACCAGTAGAAGATAATGAAATTGACATCTATCGCCAGCACGTTGTGCATTACTTTGACCATCAAATGGGTCACGATATTCTTCAATTGCCTGAACCGGAAAAACAACGTCTATTCCAAATGCTCACCGATTATGCGGATGTTTTAGAGCAAATCTTTCATCCAGGCATACCAATTCTAGAACATATTTTAGGCAGACCTTGGGCAGCAGCTAAAGCAAGACCTCATGCCGGTATAGATTTTGAACATGACTGCGAAATTATTCGCCAATATAATGCGTGGAAAAATGTTCCAGAAACTGAACCAGAAGTTTAAAAAGCTGGAGTACACCCAAAAAGAAGAACAAATCTCCTATGGAGAAGTTATCTCATACCATAACGTCCATATTAAACAAGGCGGAGTATTGTACGTAATACCCAGAAGGTATAGAGAAGACTTCACAGTTTCGGTTATGAGAATTCAAGATGCTGTTCCGCCGCATACTGATAGCGAGATTAAATGCACTATTAACTTTTATATACAGCCAGAGCTATGCATTACCAAGTTTTATAGGCCATTTAAAGAATTAAAAACTTACCAAGTACCAAACCAGACTAATGGGGCTATTTATAGCAAACAAGATCTAGTATGTAATGGATGCTTTATTGCCCAGCCAGGAGATGCTTGGCTTTTAGATGTAACTAAGATTCATGCAGTAGATTGCATATTTCCAATAAAAGAACGGATTGCCATTACTTTAGGCACAGATAAGCATACTTATGAAGAAGTAAAACAAATGTTACATGAAACGGGGAATTTATAATGTTTTATGAAGAATTAAATTGTTTAGATTTTAACTTTGAGCAATTATTATTTGATGTGGAACACCACGTATTCCCATTAGGGCGGCAGATTATTCAAGGAGAAGACTATGAAACACCGGCTTATCATGGCTTTGGCGGCTGGTCTATTACTTCCCGTACTGGTAATTGGCGAGATGGTTGGGATTTTTTCCAGAACGATCATGGAGAAGCGATGGAGATTTACTTTCCACAAAACGACAACAACTTTAAAGCCCTCAAGTTCTTTGATATTGCCCACTCTATGGAGCATAGTAACCCTACCGAAGCGTGTGTTGGGGAAATTGCTTATCTCGTTAACCAGTTGGAAGATCTTGGGTTTTACCCCAGAAGAGTGAGGGTAACGTGCTTAAAAGCTGGGGCTAAGTCTTTAGTACATAAAGATGCTGATGGTGACGAATATATGGCTAGAATCCATATACCCCTGATTACTAACCCCAAATGCGTATTTATTTCAGATGGGCAGCATTTACATATGCAAGCAGGTAAAGCTTATATAGTTTGGGTTAATGACTGGCACCAAATTCGCAACGATTCAGACCAAGATAGGTACCACATTATTTGCGATGCCTATGATACTAAAGGCAAAACTGAAGGTTTTCGGTATAATGCAGACATAACCGAGTTGGAAAACCACGCCCTAAAATATCGTGAAAATGTAGATTCGGCGGTAATTGAACCAGAATTATTAGAGAAGTTTGAAACAGTAAGACAGAGTTTTATAACCAAAGGAAAACACAAATGAACTTTACATTTAGCTGGATTATGGACAAACTAGGCTACATGCCTAAAATTAATATGGAAGTTGGCGAGTTAGCAAAAGCATGGCCTTTCCCTACCCCAAAAGAAACAGCAAAAAAGACTAAGCCAACAGTGGCTAAAGCTACTACCCGCAAGACTAAAGCACCAACAAAAAAGAAATGAAAGAATATTTAACCAAGTTAATGTCTGGTAAAGACAATGCTACTCCTGATTTGGGGCGGCATTCTTGGCTTTTTTGTATGCTAGCTGTAATAACGGCATCTATATGGAACGCTATAAGTACGGGTTTGGTTGACATAGAAAAGTTATATATGGGTCTAGCTGCTGTCGTGGGAGCACATGGAATGGCGCTTTGGGCTAAACAAAATACAGAACCATCAGATAATTTAGGGCCGGGGGCATGATGTGGAGTTTAATAAGTGGATATGCTAATTACATCAAAATTGGACTATATGTTGTGGCTGCTTGCGGCATTTTTTATTGTGGTTTTCATATTGGTAATCAAAGATATCTGGACTACAAGTCTGAGGTTGAAGTCGCTCAAAAAGCCCAAGAGCAAAAAATTGAATCCATTCGGGCACAGCAGGAACTCATAAATAAAGGAATACAAGATGAATATGATGCGAAGCTTGCTCTTTTGCGCCAGTATTATGCTAACGGGGTGCGCCAACCAAATGGTACCAAGCAAATGTCCACCTTTACCGATACCGCCAAACTCTTTGATGCAAGCACCGCCTACGCTGAACTTGCTGGAAACTGCGCACAAACCACTCTCCAACTAGTGGAATTGCAAAAGTGGATCAATGAGCAAATAGGAATTAAATGAGCCCAGAACAGCTTACACAATTAGGTATTAACGCAGATAAATGGTTCAAGCCACTATTCGATACCTTAGTTAAATATGGAATTAGTACTACTAAAAGACAAGCAGCATTTATAGGACAGTGCCAACATGAGTCAAAAAACTTCACAACTATGGAAGAGGACCTTCATTACTCTGCCAATGGACTTATGCGTACATGGCCCTCAAGATTTCCTGATGTTGATGTGGCTGAAAAATACGCAAATAATCCAGAAAAGATTGCTAACAAAGTGTATGCTGGTAGAATGGGGAACACCCAAGATGGCGACGGGTTTGCATTCCGTGGCAGAGGAATTATTCAGCTAACTGGGCGTGATGAGTATAAAAATTGTGGGGATGCATTAAAACTTAACTTAATAGACTTTCCTGATAACTTACTAGTGCCTGGTTATGCAGTTTTAAGTGCGGGTTGGTTTTGGAATAAAAAAGGTTTAAATGACCTAGCAGATGAGGGTGATTTAAAAGAAATGACTCGTAGAATTAATGGCGGGTTAAATGGATATGATAATCGAGTTGCATTAATTGCAGCGGCGCAAAAAGTACTGGATACCTACTAATGCCTTTACAGAAACTACAATTTAGACCCGGCTTAAACCGTGAAGGTACTGATTATTCCAATGAAGGTGGTTGGTATGACGGGGATAAAATTCGTTTTCGTTCTGGCTTTCCTGAGAAAATTGGTGGATGGATTCGCTTTGCCAATGCTACGTTTGTAGGAGTATGTCGGGATTTATGGAACTGGGTAGATTTATCTGGTAATAACTATATTGGTTTAGGCACTAGTAAAAAGTATTACATTGCAAGGGGTGGTTCTTTTTATGACGTAACTCCTATATATACAACAAATACTTTAGCAGCAAACCCATTAAGTACTCAAAATACTTCTAATATTGTTACCATTAACGACCCAAACTATACTCCTAACGTAGGGGATTATATTATTGTTTCTGGGGCTACTACATTTAATGGAGTTACTATAAGTGGGGAATATGTAGTTAATTCTGTTCCTAGTGCTATTACTTATACTATAGTAGCTTCAACCAATGCTACCAATACAGGCTCTGGCGGCGGCTCTGCCGTAGTTGTTCAATATGAGTTACCTTCTGGTCTAGATGTTTACACGACAGGTACTGGTTGGGGCGCAGGCTCTTGGTCACCTACAATCTTAGCAACATTAGGCGCAAACCCTTTTGTTACCACTAATGGTAGTAGCACAGTACAAGTTACTTATACAGCACATGGCCTTACTACAGGTAACTACGTAGCTTTTGCGGGGGCTACTACTTTTGCTAGTATCCCAGTAGGCATGATTAACAATACCTTTGCTATTATAGTTACGGGTACGAACACATTTAATATAACTTTACCTAGCGGGTTTACTGCTGTAGGTAGCGTATCGGGTGGTGGTTCAGCAGTTCTTGTTTACCCACAATATGGTACAAGAGGTTGGGGTACAGCCGCTACTATTGGTGTAGGTTCTCAATTACGTCTTTGGTCTAGCGATAACTTCGGTCAAAACCTTGTGCTTGCTCCTAGGGGTGGGGCTATTTACTACTGGGTTGATGCAACAGGTACTAGCGTAAGAGCACAGCCATTAAGCACTTTATCTAGTGCCGCCGGCTATTCTGGGGCGTATGTTCCTACAAATACTAACCAAGTTCTTTCTTCAGCTATACAACGATTTGTGATTGCTTTTGGTGCCAATAGCTATTTAACTGGAACACCTAATACGCAGTTCAATCCTATGTTGGTTCGTTGGTCGGATCAAGGTAACGAATTCCAATGGGTTCCTAGTATTACTAACCAGTCAGGCGAATTTCCATTATCTAACGGCTCATATATTATGGGTGCCCGTGCAACTCGCCAAGAGATTTTAGTTTGGACTGATTCTTGCCTTTATTCTATGCAATATTTAGGTGCTCCATATGTTTGGGGTTTTCAAGTATTAATGGATAATATTTCTTGTATCTCACCTAATGCCATGATTACAGTTAATAACGTAACTTATTGGATGGGAACTGAAAAGTTTTATATGTATTCTGGTACAGTACAAACCCTACCATGCGCATTACGTCAATACATATTTGACGATATTAATGAAAACCAAGCTTACCAAATATTTGCTGGCGCTAATGAAGGCTACAATGAAGTATGGTGGTATTACTGTTCTAATGAATCTAGTAATGTTATTGATAAGTATGTCGTATATAACTACCTAGATAGGGTTTGGTATTACGGCACAATGTCTAGAACTGCATGGTTAGAAACTGGAATCCAACAATACCCAGTAACTGCTAACTATTTAACAAGCGCTACTTTCTCTGGTTTTATATCTGGTACAACTTTAACAGTTACTAATATGACTTCAGGAGTAATTTCTTTAGATACTACTTTATCTGGCACAGGGGTAACTACAAATACAACTATCGCTAGTTACGGCACAGGTACCGGTGGGGTTGGAACTTATAACGTAAATATTAACCAAAATACAGGAACTCAAACTTCTCCGGTGTCTATGGCTACTACTGGTGGTTATGGGTACTTACTATATCAAGAAAACGGTGTAGATGACAACTCAGGACTAACTACGAGACCTATTGACTCTTATGTGCAATCTTCAGACTTTGATATTGGTGATGGGCATAATTTTGGATTTGTATGGCGTATTTTGCCTGACGTTAACTTTAACGGTTCTAATGTGGCTTATCCTTCTGTAACTATGACTCTAAGACCACGGGAAAACTCAGGTACAGCCTATGGGCAAGCAGATAATCCAACAGTTACTAGCTCACAAGTATATGCCACCCCAGTTCCTAGCGAATATACGGTCCAACAATTTACAGGGCAGGTATATACAAGATTACGTGGACGCCAAATGGCCTTTAGAATTGAATCAAATACTATTGGGGTTGCTTGGCAGTTAGGTAGCCCACGAATTGATATTAGACCTGACGGAAGAAGATAATGGCTACCCCATTAAAAGTAGGGCAACTACAACCAACCAAATCCCCCAACTTGCCCATTGCGCCAGTTGAATATATACAATCTTACCAAAATGAATTAAATAATGCCTTTCGTTTATATTTTAACCAGATAGATAACGTTATAATTGGGCTTGTTGGAACCCCTATGATTTACACTGTGTCCCAATTACCTACTGTTGGTATTAAAGGGCGTAGATTATTTGTATCGGATGCAACCTCTTCTACTTTTGCGGCTACTGCTGTGGGTGGGGGATCTTATTCGGTGCCTGTATTTGACAACGGAACTGCATGGTTAATAGGATAATTATGCTAAAATCAACCAAGTCTAACCCTAGAAAGTACTAATATGGATGCTGGAATCGGCGAAACAATGGCAATCAGCGCCCTTATCGGTGCTGGTGTAGGGGGTGCTTCTTCTGCAGCTCAAGGTGGCGATCCCCTAAAAGGAGCTTTAATGGGCGGTGCTTTAGGTGCCGTTACTGGAGGATTTGCTGGTGGTGCTGGTGCTGGTGCTGCTGGTAGTGCTGTTGCTGATTCTACTACTTTAGTTCCTGGGGCTGTGGCGGGTGCTGGAACTGGTGCTGTTGGTGCTGGTACTGGTACGGCTCTTACTGATGCAGCTTTAGGTTCTGGTAGTGGATTTGGTTTAACTGGTGCATCTACTGGTGGTATTGGTATAGGTGCTGGAAACGGCGCTATTGGTGGTTTAACTGCTCCAACAGCCGGTATTTCTAGTTTAGGTTTACCTGCCGCGGCTACTGGTACTTTAGGCGCTGGTGCTACTACTGGTGCAGCTGCTTCTGGTTTGGGTGGTGCTTTTGGCACAGGCCTTTCTAATATGGGCTTGGCTACTGATATAGGTGGTGGTTATTTAGCAGGTACTATTGGTGCTCCAATTAAAGGCGCACAAAATCCAAATGCTACCCCATATACTGGACCTCTTACGCAATTACATTACAGCCCAGGTTCTTTTACCCCATCTACCCCTTCATATGCGCCAGGAAGTGTTTATGTTCCTCATTATGCTGCTGGCGGTATTACTCAAGTAGCCCCACAGCAAACACCAAATTTAGACTTTGCAGGTGGCGGTGCATATCCAATGAGCCAGCAAAATACTCCTCAATTTAATACTCCATCACAAATGCCAACTGGTGGGCAAAATGCAATGGCTGACAGTAATGAACCAGCAACTAACCCATTAACAGGTGAACCTACACAAATGATGGCAGCGGGTGGAATTGCAGGGCTTTTAAAAGGTCGTGGCGACGGTATGAGTGATGATATCCATACAACTATCGGTGGTTCACAGCCTGCCCGTCTTGCGGATGGAGAATTTGTTGTGCCTGCCGATGTAGTATCTCATCTAGGTAATGGCTCTACTGATGCGGGTGCAAAGCACTTATATAAAATGATGGATAAAGTCCGTCACGCACGTACTGGTCGTAAGGCACAAGGTAAACAAATTAAAGCAGGGGGCTTTTTACCAGCATGAACTTAACTGTCCGTTATGTAGCTAATACACATGCAGCTCAAACATGGCCTTTAATAGAAAAGTATGTGCTGGCTGCAATGGAAAACGGTTTTGGTGATTACACATTAGATCAGATTAAATTATTGGTTAATGTTGGGCAGTGGGTATTAATGGTAGCAATAGATGAAGAAGGAGTAATACATGGTGCAGCAGCCTCTTCTTTTATTAACTACCCAAACGATAGGGTTGCTTTTATTACTTTTATTGGCGGTAAATTAATATCTAATAAAGAAACATTTAAACAGATGAGCGATATTTTGAAAGCTAACGGAGCAACAAAAATTCAAGGGATGGCAAAACCATCTATCGCTCGTTTATGGAAACGGTATGGGTTTGTTGAACGCACCCTGCTAGTAGAGACAAAAATTTAGGAGAACCTTATGGGTGGCGGCGGATCAGGTGGTGGCGGACCAACAACATCGACAACTAATACGTCGAATTTACCTACATATGTACAACCGTATGTG